ATGTTTTAATATATTTTCTAGCGTATGCTTAATATTTTGTCCTACATGATTGATTGAAACTTCCAACCTCCTACTTAGTTGTGACTTATAATATCCATTATTTTTTTTTAAAACCGTCCTCACATTGCTTTTACTATCTTCCATCTTAATATATTATATGATTATTATTCTTTATAATATATTATTAAGAGTATATTATATCAATTTTATTATTTAATTTTGAGCGAACTTTCAATGATGATATTTCTTTATTTCATTTTTAACATATGACATATAACTCATAAACCATTTTTTTCCATGGATTCCTTTTTTGTTATATAATCTCAATATTACTTCTTGTAAAACACATATATTCAAAACTTGCAATGTTTTTGTATTTTTTATTTCATATTTAATTTTATTAAACCCTAATTCTTTTCCTTCTCCTAATATTTTATTAAGTAACGCTATTGCTTTTCTTTTTCCTGACTGTACACAGTTTGCACCTATATGACGCTTTAAAGACATGTCTTTTACTTTAAAAATAGCTTCTTGTGTAAATCCCAAAAATTTGGCGATTAAACGTTTGTCCACCATTATAGTTTTAAACTCTGAACTTTTTAGTATTCTTTCTTTTTCTAATAATGTTGATTCTTCCCATTTATTGGCACTTTTTTTCATAACTATTATTTCTTCCTTTTTTTCATCAAACAAAATGAGGTTTTTCTTATATAATTTATTCTTTTCTAAATACTCTTTCAATAATATCAATGACTCACTTTTCTTTTCCCCATTGTAATATAGATAATTTATCAATTGAAGTTTTTCTTCAAGTTTAAGATTTTCAAACATATGTTCGACCAAAAACGCTTTCAATATATCTAAATTAAACTCTTTGGAATATATTGGATTATTCAAAATTAAATCTCGAGTATTACTAAAAAATTTGTACCATTTTAAAGGATCGTCTGTTTTAATCTTTCTAGTGTTTGTGATTTTATCATACATGGCAATATTGAAACTTTCCTCAATATTTCTGATTAATTTTAATTTTTTCTGTTTTTCCAATAGTTTTTTCTGTTTTTCTGTCTGTTTTTTCTTTAAAAATTTATCTGGTACATTATAAACAACTTCTTCATGTTTGTATGTTGGTAAAGTTGTTCGCTCGTACATTGTTATATTGTTTCTTGTTATTTCAACAGGTTGAAACAAGTATAATTCCCCTATATTTATTAAACGACCCACTCTGTTGTAAACATCTGTTATAAATTCACTATCATCATCAATCAATTGGCTTAATGCTTAATCAATTTGAACAATAGGATAGTCTTTTTTAACATTGATTTCCTTAATTAGGTCGGATTTCTTATAAACATATTTCTCTTTCATTGCATATTTGATACGCTCTATTATTTTATCATTGTTCATAATGATAAATGCTTCGTCATATGTTTTATCATTTACAACAATATCACTGTCCGGATAACATTTATACATACATTTTTCCATATAATCACATGTAGATGAATATGGTTTGTCACCAACCTGATACAATATATTTGGCGTGTCACTTTTTGATAGATTTAATTCTACTTTTTTATTGATAATTTCTTCTGTAACATTTTGCTGTCCCTTATTTAAAATACAATCAATGGAGGTTTCTTTTAATACGCGGCTTACTACACCCATTTTCTTCGCTTTATTTTCTGCAATCCGGTACACATATAAATCTATGCATTCAAATTCCTGATCTTCATAAATATCTTCTAATAATGTTCCGTGCAAATATATTTGCACATTTCTATCTGAAAATTTCAATAATTTATGACTACAATTACGAACACCGCGGCCTATAATTTGTTCGATTCTTTTCATATTATACCATGGCTCCATGACATGAATTTGACGAATGTTTTTGAAATCTAATCCTTCTGCTCCTGCTTGTGAAATTATAATGACTTTAACCTTATCACCGTTCTTATTTTCATTTGAAGTAATGTCTCTTAATTCTTTAACATTGTTTGGAGATATTGTTTTATCTCCACTGATAATACTATATTTCATATTACGATTATTAATAATATCTTGTGAAACCATGCCTTTCTTAAAAAAATTCGCTCTTCCGTGACGTCGAAAACCCATTTCTTCTAATGCAAGAGCCATTGGTATGATTCCACCATCAATATATTGAGAGTAAATAAGAACAATACCTTTTGAATTTTCAATACTATTGCATATTGCGTTTATTTTCGAGCTGTAATTTTTAATTAGAGAACGTTTGAAAATATGTTTATTTTCATCTTGTGATGTATATTCGAAATTTATACGGTCTTTATTTTCCGTATTTTTTTTCTCATATTTGACAACAGACAATAGACCTTTTTTCCCAATCACTTTTGATACATTTTCTTTTGTTAAATTGCTTGTAGGATAAACAATGTTTAAACTTTGCAATAATGGTTGAATGGTATTATAACCAAATGTTGTCAATTCTGAGAAAGATTTTGTTGGTGGTCGTGAAACACTAATATCGTCTTCGTTATTTTCTACTGCATTTTCGTTACCCGAACTTATTTCATCTATTTTTGTTTTCAATACATCGACCATTTTTAAATACACTTCTTTTTGATACGTATTTTTTACAGAAGACAAATACACATCAATATGTTGCAATGGAGATATATCTATTCCGTTTAATTGCTTATTTGGATAGTTTCGTATAAACATTTGACCAGAACTGTTTGATGTATAGAACGAATGAGTATTATCAAATAGTGCAGGAAAGATACGATAAGGAAACGTATATGGATTTTCGCCTCTTACAAAAGATACATAACCCGTTGCTTTTTGGATCAATAATTGTTTTCCTATTTCAATACCGGTATTGTTGTCTCGTTTGAATGAACCATCACTGTGAAAAACATCTGATTGTTTAAGTAAAGACCTATTGTCATTATTGTTCATGAGATTGAGTAGCCAAATAATTTCTTTATGTGTATTATACATTGGTGTTGCCGATAGCAGAAGAAGACGCATATATTTGACATTTTCTACTAGAAAACTCAACTTGTTTGCAACCAATTTGTTTTTGTTTTCTTCTGTCATACGTATATTGTGGATTTCATCTATTACAATCATTCTATTATTAAATATTCTCTCTAATTGTTTCTTGACTGCTATTTTTTTCTTTTCTTTATTTCGAATTTCACGTTTTAATCGAGACATTTTTTCTATGTAATTTGCGAAACCAATATAACCCATAAACAAGTAGTATTGATTTATGATCTGTTCTACTTTACTAATGACTTGTTTTTCATCCAAGTCTTTTGTATTCATAGGATTAATTTCTTTAATAAATTTATTACCAGTGCATGAACGAATATTCCAATATCCATTTACTTTTTTCAATTTTGTTTTATCAAAAAGCTGCAATTTGAAATTTTCCTGAACATTGGGTGAAGCTACAACAATAATTCGTCTACTATTGTTTACTTGTTTTAAATACTCACGCATTTCTTCGGATATACTAATCGCAGAGCATGTTTTGCCTGTACCTAAACCATGGTAAAGTAATAAACTATTATATGGTGTTTGAAAACTTAAAAAATTTCTTACAAATTTTTGATGCGGATTTAATTCAAATGGAGCATTGCAAAGTTTGTCCCCGTGTTTTTCTATATCGTAGATTTTACCATCGTATTTGTTATCATTGAACTCTTTTTTTTCAGAAATCTTAATGTTAAACATGGGGTCATTGTAATTTGGATATAAGAACTTTTCTATATCTTTTGACATGAAACTATCTGGTATCATGTCGTTTGCATTTTCATTTGCTTCATTTGCTTCATTTGCTTCGTTTGCTTCGTTTACCTGATTTGCCTCATTCACTTGTTCTTGATTTGCTTCATTTCTATCGATGGGTATTTCTGGTTCATTTATGATATTTTCAATAACGCCTTTTTTCCCTGTTTTCGGTATAAGATTCTTATCTATACATTCCCCAGTCTTGGGAGGATATCGACGTTTACCATTTGGACATCTTTTTCTTTTTGGCTTTTTATTCATATTTACATTATTATCATTATCATTCATTTTTACTTATACTTATATTATATAAATAATATGTTTTGAATATTATTTATAATAAAATTTAACTCTATCATTAAATTTTATTATTATTTATAATAATATTTAATGATAGAGTTGATACTCATTTAGTATTTTATTTATTTTTTTAATCAGCTCTATTTTTTCTAAATTATATGGGCGTATGGAATTTAAACAATCGTCAAAATACTTCCATTCTAGTTTGCTGACTTCGCTTTTTTGAAAATTTTCAGTAGAAACACATTGGTCGTTATTCATGAATCCTATGTAATATTTATGCTTGTATGATTTATAATTCGAACCTGTAAATATTTCTTCGATAGGAACAATATTTTGTACTATCTTAATTTTTTCTTTTGAAAACCCTGTTTCTTCTTCAAATTCTCGAAGAGCACACTCAATATCTTTTTCATTGTAATCTCGTCTACCTTTTGGAAATCCCCATTCTGGTTCATTCCAATTGTACTTTGTTTCATCTATTAAACTCTCAATATTGTAATAATCATTTTTAATTTGAACACCTTCTTTTAAAATATTGAATTTTCTTCTAGATTTCTTTTCTTCGCCTCTGTATTGTATACCAACGTTATTTCCCCACAAATCATTCCACAGCGTGTCAAAATTAAAATTTCTAATATTTTCTCGTTCACGAGTAGTCATTTCATTTATAATATTTAATAAATATTGCTTGTTTTGTAATGGATATTTACCACGAATAAAATCTACATAACCCAAACTATCTTTTCTACAAATCATTAAGTATTGTAAACCTTTTTTACTTGCTCTGAACGCAATGATACCAATACTTGTTATTGGAAATTTGCATTGATGAAACATATGTCCTCCTTTTCCGCAGTTATTACAAAAACAATAATTATTTGATGATGATGAATTCATTTTATGAAAAATATATTAATTGTAAATTATAGGCAATTTATTATGATATATGTATTTCAACACATCTTTTTATATTCTTTCATATTAATAGCAAATGACTGAAAAAGCAAAAATATGGGGACCGCATTATTGGTTTTTTATTCATACCATTGCAATACATTATCCAAAAAATCCGAATAAGATAACAAAGAAGAAATATTATAATTTTATACAAGATTTACCTTTATTTCTACCAGATGAAAAAATAAGTAATGATTTTCAACAAATACTAGATAAATATCCGGTATCTCCTTATTTAGATTCTCGTGAATCTTTTATTCGTTGGACAAATTTTATTCATAATAAAATAAATGTTCAATTGGGGAAAAAGGAAGTAAAATTGGGCGATTTTTTGAATGACTATTACAATTTATTTAAACCAAAAGAATTATTATTACGAGAAGAATGGAAGAAAAAAGAGAAATATATATATTTAGGAATGCTATGTATGGTAAGTTTAGGTATTATTTACCTCTATAAGAAATAGTTTCATTGAAATATAATGGATTATATTGGATTATATTAGAATATATTAGAATATATATATACATTACTAACTTTATCAATAACCATGAAATTAGCACTACTTATATTTGCAATAACGGTATTTCTTATGATAAATACCTATTACGATGGAAAATATTTTAAAGTATTAAAAAGCTGGAAAAAATATTACTATATGGCATTGTATGCTTTTATTGGATTGTCTATTTACTTGTTTATTAAAAAACAACCCTCTATGATGACAAAGGATTTCATTAAACATGCAACTGGTATTATAAAATATATGCCTATTGATAAACAATCGAGTGATTTTTTAACTCCCGTGCTCGATTTTTCAGGTAAACATTTTTTTGGAAAAAATGACAATACATCAGATAATATGAATATATCTTCTGGATTCACTCCTATGCAAACAGCCGGTGAAAAAAGACTTTTAAATTCCGGAAAAAAGACAACAAAACGTTCTGTCAGTGAAACGAAGAAAAAATATGTTGCTTCACAACAAAACTGGAAATGCAATGATTGTAAAGAACAATTAAAAGCATGGTTTGAAGTGGATCACGTGGTTCGATTGGAACATGGGGGTTCAAATCATGTTAATAATTTGGTTGCATTATGTCGTGAATGCCACGGAAAAAAAACAGCTTTTGAAAATTTTTAACAAAAAAAGTAAAATTATAAAAAATTGATATTAATTTTAATTATTACTATACATACTACATTAAAAAACAAAATACATTAATATTAAGCTACAAACACAACAAAAGACACAACAAAAATATGAATCAATCAACTGAAATAAAACTAGGATTAATTGGTTTTGCAAATACGGGAAAAACCACATTTGTAAAAACACTAATATATGGAAATAGCCATTTAAATAATGATTATATTCCAACACTTGGTGTTAATGTGGTATCACATGTTATCACGTATAAAAATCATAAATATAATTTAAATATTTGGGATTGTGCAGGAGATGAACGTTTTAGAGGATTAGGAAAAGAATATATAAAAAATGCATCTCATGTATTAATCTTTAAAGATAACAATCAAGACAATACTGTATTTGAAAGTTGGATACCAGAACATTCCAATTTCAATTATGTAGATATGAATGATACAAACCCTATATCAAATATAATGGAAATCATAAAAAATAACATATTGGAAC